TGCTCTATGAGCCATTGGGTCCAGTGTTTGACTGGTGATCAATTTTATCTTATAGCCCGCCTCTGTTAACAAATTAATATGATGACTGGCTCCGTCAATGGGATCCAAATATCTCATGGCAGCACTCTCGTTGAATATCTGTATCAGCAGAGCACAGGCTGATTTGTCCAACCCATAGTGTTCTTCCACTTTGTAACTGCCTTCTTTTTGTTTTTGATAACCTTGACGTTTCATCCAAGCGTCAAAAGCCTGCTCCCAATGCAACAGCACGCCATCCACATCACACAGTATCAATCGCTTGCTCATATGGTCAATCCTGTGGTGCTTTGAATATAACTGCTGCCTATTTCTTTGTTGCTGGGTGATATGGTCAAAATATGCTGTACATTGATCCAATGTTCGTGTGAACCTGCTGTGAGTGCCCAAGGCATCATGCCCACTCCCTTCTGCGTCTGTATCATACACATGGGTTTACGCACACACACCTCTGTGTCGTTGAATTCTGTGATTCTAGCCACCAGTTCTTCGTTGCTGATCAATTTGATTGTGAACACATCAGTGGTGTTCAATTCTTTCATAAAACTATTCATTTTTTCCTTTGTTGAAATGTGCTTTGAGTTGTTCGTAGCCACCAATGTGTTCACCGTTTAATATGATTTGTGGCACTGTTCTTGCCTGTGGTATTGATTCCAACAATTGTTCTCTGGTCCAATTCACACCTATCATTCTTTCTTCAAACACAATGCCTTTGTTTTTTAACAGTGTTTTGGCCATGTCACAAAAAGGACAAGTGACCTTGCTCCACACTATGGTTTTGGTTGATTCAGACATGCTTGTATTATACACTATTTAACGGTGCCGTGTCAATGACGTCTTTGAATAGGATAGTTGTAGTTCACTATCACTGTGTCAAAGAATACATTATGGAATAATTTTTTGGCAGTGCGACTCCAAATGAAACAATTGGCATGCAGTTGGGATGATTGTACTGGAGTGATGTCTGTCAAAAGTTCTTGTGCATTCCGCCATACACAGTGTTGGATGGCCGTCCAACGAGTGGTGTTGGCAGACACACACACATTGTAGCCCAGTTGAGCTGTGCCTTGATGCTTTTGAATGTGCTGAGCCACATTTTGCCAACACTGTTGTTCTCTGCTGTGAGCAGTGGGTTGTGATGTGAGCCAATCCACACACTCACAATGCAGCAACAATTGTATTTCGGCCACACGTGCATCTGAAGCAGTGGGCATCCTGGTGTCGGATATCATAGTGACCTTACAGTTTGAATTTGGAGAATGTTTCTTTTTTGATGTCTTGTTTGATGCCACCCACTATGTAAGAAGTAATTTCTGTTTCTTGTGGAGCAATTTGTTCGCCTCGACTGCTCAACCAATGTGAAGTCCAAGGCAGAGGATTTTGAGTGGCTGGAGTGTCAAATTCAGCATCATAACCCAATGCTTTCAATCTTTTGTTGGCAATGTGTTCCACATACTGTCCCAGCAATCTTTCGTTCAAACCAATAATACTACCATCTCTAAACAAGTGTCTTGCCCAAGCCTTCTCTTCTTCCACGCATTTTTTGAACATCTCAATCACAGTCTTGTCTTCCTGTTTGATTATTTTTAGAATGTCTTTGTCGTCACCTTTTTGCCATGCTTTGATCACATGAGTGGTGAGATTCAAATGTGTGGCTTCATCACGTGCAATCAAAGAAAGTATCTTGGCAGATCCTTCCATCAATTTCAATTCTCCAAATGCAAATGTACATGCAAATGAAACATAAAATCTCAAACCTTCCAACAGATTCACATTCACCATGGCCAAATACAGTTGTCTTTTCAATTCTTCCACTGAGCCTTTGCGGTTCACTGTGTATTGCAATGCAAGGTCTCCAAACTTGTCATAGTTTTCAGTGACTGACACTGCTCGTTTGGTGATCTCTTTGTCGTTCAATATGGTGTCAAACACTTCTGATGGATCTGTATACACATTCTTCATGATGTGTGTGTAGGCTCTGCTGTGTATGGTTTCAAAGAAATCCCAAGTCACAATGCAGCCTTCCAGTTCTGGATTGGAACAATAAGGTAAGAAATTTAAACTGGGTCCTCGGCCTTGCACTGAATCCAACAGTGTTTGATATTTTAAATTTGACGTGAATATGTGTTTTTGTTCTGGACGAAAATTGGCAAAATCTGATCTATCTTTCTGCAGCGATACTTCTTCGGGTCTCCAGAAGTAACCCAGCATGGTTTGATTCAGTTTGTCAAACTGTGGATATTTGAACACATCATATCTTTGCACAGATAAATCTTCTCCAAAGAACATGGGTTCTTTGCTCCAATCCACTTCGTTTCTATTGAATATTGTTTTGCTCATGAGTGTTATTTAGTTTATATTGCGCAGGCATCACAGTCAGTTGTGTCTATAGATGCTGTGCTGATTTTAGCATCAGATCCAGGCAATGTCAACTCTTCTGATCCATCTTTGGTATCAATGGGCTCAATGCCAGATGGTTGTAGATCTTCTTCATCACCTTTGAAGTCGTAGGTATTTTGATAATAGGAAGTTTTCCAACCATATTTGTAGGCATTCAACATGTCACCAGCCATCACACTCAGTGGCACTTCATTGTTGGCATAGTTGAGTGGATTGTAACTCCAGTTGCCTGATATGGCTTGGTCAAAATATTTCTGCATCATGGCCACAATTTTGATATATCCATCATTGCTGGGCATGTCCCACAGCAGTGTGTATGAATTTTTCAGTTTGGGAAAACCTGGTATAACCTGTTTGAGTGGTCCTTTTTTACTTTTCTTAATGCTCAACAGTGCTCGGGGTGGTTCAATACCGTTGGTGGCATTGCTGACCACTGAACTGCTCTCTGATGGCATCTGTGCTGACAGTGTGCTGTGTCTCAGTCCATACTGTTTGATGTCTTTTCTCAATTGCTCCCAGGCCATTCTTGTTTTGTGTGGCACAATTTCGTCCACTTCTTTCTTGTAAGTGTCTATGGGCAACAGTCCATCTGCGTATTTGGTTCTATTAAATTTTTCACAAGCACCTCGCTCCTGTGCCAATTGACAGCTGGCTTTGAGCAGATAGAATTGAAATGCTTCTGTGAGCTTGTCCACGGCTTCCCAAGCAGCTTTGTGATGATATTTGACTTCCATGCGAGCCAGATAGTGTGCCAATCCAATATAACCTATGCCCAAAGAACGTCTAGCTTTGGTGCTGACTTCGGCAGCTTTGACCGGATACTGTTGATAGTCTATGATCTCTTCCAATGCTCTCACTGCCAGATCACACAAAGGTTCCAATTCATCCAAATCATTGATTATGCCCACATTGATGGCACTCAGTATGCACAGTGCTATTTCACCATTCACATCATCTATGTGCTGTATGGGAGTGGTGGGCAGTGTGATTTCTTGACACAAATTACTCATGCTGACTCTGTCTTTGAATGATGAATGACTGTTCACATGATCAATATTCATGATGTAGATTCTGCCTGTTTCTGCTCGTTCTTTCAATAGATCAAAGAACAACTCCTGTGCTCCAGTGGTTTTTTTAGGAATTTTTTTGTCTGCTTCATATTTTAGATACAGATCGTCAAATGTGTCTGTGCCAAATGCGTCATAGAGTCCAGGCACTTCATGTGGCGAGAACAGAGTTATTTCTTCGTCATTGATGAATCTTTCATAGAACAATTTGGATATCTGTATAGAATAATCCATTCTTCGCACACGATTGTCTTCGGTGCCTTTGTTGTTTTTCAATACCAAGATGTCTTCAATCTCGGAGTGCCATATGGGGAAGTGTACAGTGGCATTGCCACCTCTCACACCGTTCTGTGTGCAGCATCTCACTGTGCTTTCGAATTTCTTAAGGAACGGAATCACTCCTGTGTGCTGTACTTCACCGCCTCTGATCTTGCTGTTGATGCCTCTGATACGGCCAGCATTGATGCCGATGCCTGCTCGACGTGCCACATACAGTCCAATGGCCATGTCACTGCTGAATATGGAAGTGAGTGTGTCATCTGAGTCCACCAACACACAGCTGGCGAATTGACGTATGGGAGTTCTCACACCTGCCATCACTGGAGTAGGAATGTTAATTTTGTGTGTGGAGATAGCATCATAGTATCTTTTCACATAACTCATTCTTTTCTTTTCAGGATAATTCATAAACAATGTGGCAGCAATCATCATGTACATGTCCTGTGGAGTTTCATACAATGCTCCTGATGAACGATCCTGCACCAGATATTTGTCCACAATCTGTCTCAATCCTGCATAGGTAAAATCCAAATCTCTGTCTCGGCGTATCCACGTATTAAGTTTTTTAATTTCAGTCTTGTTGTATTTGTCCAATATGGTTTTGTCATACACTCCGGATCTAATATTTCTAATGATCAGTTTTAACAATGGTAGATATTCATAATCGCCATGTGCTTGTTTGCGTAGATCATACAGCAACAATCTTGCTGCGGCATATTGATAGTTGGGATTTTCCAATGTGATCAAGTCGTTGGCTGATTTGACCAACACACTTTGTATGTCTCTGGTGCTGATACCATCATAAAATTGAATGTTGGCATTCATTTCTATCTGTGATGCTGATACTCCTGATAGACCCTCGCAGGCCTCCTCCACCACAAAGTGCATTTTATTGATGTCAAGTGGTTCCAGTTCGCCTGTTCGTTTTTTTACTTTGATTTTAGAAGAATTCATTTGAGTTTGTTCGAATTAGTTGTTGTGTATAAAAGTATATTTATCAATTTTATAAATTAAAGTAAGTATATTGCGAAATGAAATGATTGTCAAACTCTTTCTGATGTAAAATGGCAGAATTTTCCAACACCAAGTATTGGTGATTCACTGCCAATGCATGATATGGATTGGTTTTTTCCAACTGATTTGAATTTTTATCCACACACTGTATCAAATCAATCTCGTCCTGCACAAATCTATCAGTCAATCTCAGTGTGTACCACATGCCCAACAGTCTGTCCACTGTGTTGTAATCATTTTTTTCAATGAGATTCCATGCTTGTGGCCAAGTGGATCTGTCAAAAAAGTTTGTTTTGGTGTGAGTGAGTGGACACTGCTGATACAACTGCAGAGTTAATTGCAGTGCTGTGGGTTCAGTTTCTAATCCTTCTCTGAATTCTCGCCAGGCAGTGAGACGTTCTGTGTAATCTCCGTGAAAGATCAGAGGTTTATGATTGTGTCTTGACTTGGAAAAGTATGGTGGCTTGATCATTCAATATGCTGTCTCTGGTTTGAATTATCACAGTGTCCACATTGGTATCGGCATCAAGATCATTCAGTGTCACATTAAAATCCAAAGAAGTATTGTAGGCAGGATCACCCACATAGTCATAGGTGTCTGTGAGACTGGTGGTGTTGTTGTTGCGATTCACAGTGATTTCCAAAGTGCCGTGTCGCACAGCATTCACATAAGAACTTTTGTAAAGGTAATACACAATGTAGCTCTTGGTGGTGTCAGCAGGCAATCTAAATGAAGTGGTGAATGATACTGTGTAACCCACATTTACCAGCAATGCATAAGTGGTGGCATTCTCCACACGGCCTTCTATTTCTGGTTTGTATGGTGCTGCCACAAAAGCAGATTCAGTGGATAATTTTTTTGATCTGTCAAAGAAATCATTGTGTGAAGCATTTTCTATGGTTTCAAATTTGATCACACTGTACACAGCATTGGATTCTGTGCCACCATCGTTGCCCACACTTTCAAAAGAATTGCTGATGCTCTTGTTGCCTCGGCCTTTTCGCACCCAAATACCTTGACGATTGATGTCTTTGAATTGTGATTTGCTCACGGTATTATTGAGGGGTCCTGTGGCCTGTCCTGGGGCTCCTATGGTGGTTAATTCTCCAAACACTATGCCGTACTGACAATTTTCAAACACACAATTTTCAAAATGATTTTCCAACACATCATAGTCTGAATGCACAGATTGTTGAAACTGATTAATTTTAATGCTTTTAAAATTATTGTTGGCTGAAGTTACTGTGCTGCTGATGGCTTCTATTTTGATAGCAAAATTATTTGTGTAAGAAGCACTATTGGTCCAATCACTATCCATTTTTATATCTTCAAAATCACTGTTCACACAATTGTCCACCAGCATGGCTGTGTTGTCGCCTGTGATATTTAAAGTCATGCCTTGCAATCTAATGTGACGTGCTTGATTCAATGTGGTGGTGGCTGCTCTGTTGCCAGCTACTCCTGGAGTTCTCAATCCGTTCACAGTTTCAAACACAGGAAAGTTGCCTGTTTGATTAATGATGGTTTTGTCACTGCCTGCACCAATCAGTGTGGTGAATGGTGGTAGTTTTAAACTGGCACTGATGATGTAAGTGCCTGCTGGCATGTGTAATTGTCTACGGCTGCTGGCATTGCCCACCGTGGCTGGATTCACAAACAACTGATCAATGGCTCTTTGCAATTTCACTGTTTCATTGGTGAGTCCATCACCAATCACTCCAAATGCTCTCACACTCACTGAGTCATCCAGTCTGTCTTTCAATGTTCTTTGCACTGGAGCACCTACTGAGGCTCCTGTTTGCACCAAGTTTTCATCGCCATAGATGTAGGTGCTGCTGAGTTCAAAAAGATTGTCGTGTTCAGTTAAAATTTTTGTGTTGCCCACTGTGGGAGCGCCTTCAGACACTGACCCGTTGCCAATGTACAATGCTTGGGTATCCACTGCCCATCCAAATTCTCCACCCGCCAATTGAGGTATGCCTGAACCT